CAATGGATCCGGCTCAAGTCGGTGACTTACTCTTAGCATCCATTGCACCTGGTATGCTCGGCTCACCACATGAGTTCGAGACTATACTCATGGGGCAATGGAGATTCTTTACTCCTGATGCTAACTTCGCCATCACTGGGCTACAACAATTAGAACGTGCGCAAAGGTTTGATTCTGGTGACGCTACGGCTGCAGACAAACTCTATTGCTACAGAATCGTTAATGCGTTTGCCCAGGGTTCAATCACTCCACCAACCGACGGCACTCAAATTCGAATCCCTGCTTCACGCCAACTCATTGCTGGTATGATGGTCGAAGAAGACTTCCTTCCTCACATGATGCGCTTGAAGCGATCTTATGAATTGGCGAACCAGGTGTAGACATGCTCTGGCAGTTACCAGAGATGTTCACGTCGTTCGATAATGACAGCGAGTTCTCACCGGCGATTACTGAACCTGTTGTTTCAGCATTCGACGAATTGGTTGTTTCTTCGAAGGCTAAGCCTAGCGATGAATTGAAACCATCTTTGTTTAATCACTGGGTGACAACGTCTACACATAATCTAAGCAGACTTCGCAAATTAGATCGCGGACAAAGAACCGCCCTCATACGTAACCCATTACTCTTTGCAGGTTGGGGTGCAATCGGAACAATAGAAGTAATCGGTATGCACTATGATTATTTCATCGGTGACTAAGACCACACTCGACCGTGAATCTCTAAAGCGCGGTAACAAAGAACGCACGTTAATCCGAACTGAGATTCCAGGCATTCTTCTTCTTCTGGATAGATCGTGCAATGACAACAGCCACACGTAGATCGCTTCATTCTTCTTCACACTCCTTCACATACGCGTACCAGTCTTTGAGCCAATCAAGAACAATGTATCTTTGTCCATGATCCATGTTACGTAGAACTCGAATTACTCTGGTAATTTGTTTTTCTTTTCTTCTGTTCATTCAACCATCTCCGGAGTGATCTCCATCCATGCTTGCATCTCAGCAATTGATTCTTTGATACATCCAGCACACACTTGAGCACCATTGACCTTGAACATTCGAAGAAGAACGTCTTCACCACGTATGCTGTAACTTGACATTGTTTCGTTACGTTCGTAACCACAGCTTCCGCTTGTACATGCGACCCAACGTGTGCCTTCTTCTGGACAAGGGATCGTGTAAACGTATGATTCTTTCATGTAAATCATTCTTGTTCCTCCTCCGCTGCCCAGTACTTCTCTAATATTTGTTGCTTAACGACAAGATTCATCAGAGTCTCGAACCCTAACGTCTCGATTGCAGCGGAAATACATTGAGATACCTTTTTTCCGTTGTCTTTGCACCTTTTTAGGACAGCATCAGCCCCATTGCTCACGGTGATCGAATATTGATTCGCCATGTTCAAACCGAGTTCTAATAATGTTATAACGCTTTCTCGAAAAAAAAAGCCTACGGCAGAATAATATGGTTGGTAATTACATAGGGGTGGTTGGCGGTGGCTGGGGTGGTATGTCTGATTAGACTCGCTTCGCTCGCGAAGATGGGCTGCAGTTCTCTAAGTCTGCGAACATGTTCGGTTTAATTTATACACCGCCAACACCCCGAATAGGATATGGCGACTGCGCGTACTGGCACTTTTTACCTTACTGAGACTGTAACTTTGAACAACGGAACCGCTGCCGGACAGCGTGTGCAAGGGTCTGTAGATCTCGGCGCATACGTTTCGGTCGCTGATGGTTTAGCGATCGCAATCGAAAGTGTAGATTTTGTTTACCAGGTTGCTGGCACACTCGGCGGAAACGTCGGTGGCATGTTGGCTGCAAGCGGAACAATCAGCACTCAATTGACTGATCTAAACCCTGGCACAGCATTAGTCCAAGCCGACAATCAATCACTCATAGCTTCAGGAGCATTGAACATTGACAAGTCCAATGTCATTGCTTCACATTCTAGTGATATGTTCCCCGATAACTTTGGCCCTGCTGCACTCAGCGAGGCTTTCATGGTTGTCAATGATACACTCTACCTCGTTGCTGGCCCCGATACATCCGACATTGGCACATCAAATGTTCTGGTAACTGCTCGGATTCGAGCACGTATTGTCAAACTCGCTCAGAAAGATTGGGTTGCCATAGCGATCCAAAGCACAGCCTCCGATAACTGAGGCGGTTTCTTTGTCTGAATATGAGAGAGGATTCGCTGCCGGATATGCGGCTGCACATAGAACCGACGTTCGTGACATAACTGTTGAACGTGGATCACCCGCTCCTACAGCTTCCGCTCCTAAACCACGACGTAAAGCGTCTGCATACTCCAAAAAATACGGACGTGCATTCAAACAAGTGCAAGGTAAATACAAGTTAAAGTCTGGCAAATGGGCCAAAGATGGGTTCAAGCGAGCACAGAAAGCCGCTCACAAACTAGCAAAGAGGATGAAGTAAGATGCCAGAAGATAGAGAAGAACGTCTTGAAGCCATGCACCCACGTATGATCGCCTCGTTCAGTGCTGCTACTGGTGGGCTTGAATTGTTTCGACCAGGGTGGACTAAAGTAAATGATTACCAATTCTATCATGAAACGATCATTGACTTGTCTGGGTACGCGCTACAGAACCTCTCCTTCTTTCCTACGTCGGTCGGTGTTCAAGACCCTGGTCTTTACACGTTTGTCGCTACTGATCCACAAGTGACCGCCACGTCGCTGCAGGTTGTAGATATGATAACTTCTACACCAATGGATCCGGCTCAAGTCGGTGACTTACTCTTAGCATCCATTGCACCTGGTATGCTCGGCTCACCACATGAGTTCGAGACTATACTCATGGGGCAATGGAGATTCTTTACTCCTGATGCTA